CTAGTAACGTAGCTGTGGGTAAAGGAGCTTTAGTAACTTCAACTACACAAGGTACAAACGTAGCAGTTGGATTCCAAGCAGCACAAGATGTAGTTACAACTGGAATTACAGCTATCGGTTATCAATCTTGCTTAAATACCACAACAGGTTACGATAATTCTTGCGTTGGTACTAATACTATGTTTTCAAATACTACAGGACATAGTAACGTAGCTGTTGGTTATCATGCTATGTATTCTAATTCTACAGGACTTTATAATATTGGTATCGGTGCTGCTGCTTTAGATGCCGCAACTACCGCAAATAATAACGTAGCTGTCGGCTATACCGCACTTACAGACTGTACTACAGGTACAGGTAATGTTGCTATTAGTATTGCCGCACCAAATATTACTACAGGAAGCGATAATGTTGCTATAGGTTCTGAAGCTATGGAAGATGCAACAACGGCTTCTGATAATACTTGTGTAGGCAGATTAGCAGGACAAAGTTTAACTTCTGCTACTAACAACTTATTGCTTGGACACCATGCAGGTAGGTCAGATTCACCAGGAGGTAATTTTACTACACATAGTAATAGAATTAATCTTGGCGACAACAGTATTATTGAAGCAGCAATTAAAGTTTCTTGGACAGTTACATCAGATAAAAGAGATAAAGCAGATGTTGAGCCATTAAAAATGGGATTAGATTTTGTAAATAAATTAGAACCTGTTACTTATAGATGGGATATGAGGTCAGATTATAGTCTTGATTTAGATATAACTCCTGATGGAACTCATAAAAAAGCAAAACTACATGGTGGTTTATTAGCACAAGATGTGGAAGAACTTGAAAGAGATTATGGGTATAAAGTAGAAAATGAAACTTCTATTGTTACAAGTAAAAATGCAGATGGTAATTATGGATTACAATATGAAAAATTTGTACCTATACTCATAAATGCAGTAAAAGAACTTTCATCACAAGTAGATGAATTAAAAGCTAAATTAAACGAAGGAGAATAATATGGCACAAACAGTAAGCGAAGTCTTAACATCAGCTATGGATAGCGTAACATTAATAAATAATATTAATACCAATGCTTCTGCTGTAGCAGAACTTGCAGGTTTATCACAATCTGAAATTAATGATGTAGTAAGCAGAAACGTAGAACATTTAGAAACTATTTTAACTTATGCACCTGTTGATTCAGATGACCCTAGACCTAATGTAGTAGGTTCATCTAGTAGTAAAAAAACTGATTGTACTAATGCTATTAATACAGGTAAAGCTTATATAGCAGCAAATAGTTAATCATGGCAAATAAAAAAGAAACTGTTGAAATTGAATTAACACCTCAACAGCAAAACATACAGTTACACATCAATAGTTTAACTAAAAAAATATCACAACATCAGTTTGAAATTGATGAGCTTATGCCTAGTTTAAATATGTATCAAGAAGCTTTGGCAGAAAGCATGAAAGAGCAAGTTAATAATAATCCAAAGGAGGATAAAAATGACAACAATTAATGTATTAATGTGGGTAACTGCAATTATATCTATAGCTTCTGTTATAGCAGCAATAACACCAACTCCAAAAGATGACCATTGGTTTAGTTACTTGTATAAAGTAATTGACTGGTGTGCATTAAATGTACTTAAAGCAAAGGACAAATAATGAGTTGGTTAGAAAAAATGTGGAGCAAAGTTACTGGAACTGAAAAAGTAAAAGTAAGAGCTAGAAATAAAAAAGGACATTATGTAGCTGATGATAAATCAACACCAAATGTAGATGAAGCTTGGACTACTAAAAGAGTAAAGAAAAAGAAAAACTTTACTGATAATAGTGGCTAAATCTCCTGATGCGTTTGTTTATAACGCTACATTAGAACGAATTGTAGATGGAGACACATTTGATTGTTGTCTTGATTTAGGCTTTGATGTAAGGCTACATAAACAGCGTGTTAGACTTGCAGGTATTGATACACCTGAAAGTAGGACTAGAGATTTAGCAGAAAAAAAATTAGGTCTTGCTGCAAAAGAAAGACTTAAAGAACTTTGTACAGGAAAAATAAAAGTTAAATCTTTAGGCAAAGGAAAGTATGGTCGTATATTAGGCATACCTTATACAGAAGATGGCAAAGATATTTGTAAATTATTAATTAAAGAAGGTCATGCTGTTGAATATCATGGAGGAAAAAAAGTTAAAGTTTGGGGTGATTATTAATGGAGTCAGCCGTTACTTTAATTCAAGAAGTTGGATTTCCTATTGCAGCCGCACTTGGTCTTGGTTGGTTTATTTATAAACTTATTATGCGTATTGTTGATGGTATGGAAACTAAATTAGATACTGTTGATGAAAAAGTAGAATCACAAATAGCAGCAATAGAAGAACGATTAGGTACAAAACTTGATGCACAACACGGCATTTTAGTAGCATTGATAGATAGAGTTCGTAGTTTAGATAACGAAATTATAAGACAAGATACTTTAATAAAAACAATATTAGGAGTACCTAATTTAATTGATAGTGGAAAAATAGCAAAGGCAGGTAGAGATGACCAAAGAAAAGACTAATATTTGGATATATAGAATAGCATTTGGCTTACTTGTTTTATTTGGATTGCTTATATTAACTAATCCTTTATGGGCAGACCAAATAGTACACAAGTTTAAATCTCCTAGCTTTAGTGGCATTGGAACATCAAGTCATTACCTTACAATAGAAAATCAACAATATACTAGAAAGCTTACAATTAAAGAAGAAATAAAAGCTTTGCAAGAAGAAATAGAAAGAGAAAAAGAAAATTCAACTCTCGCAAGATTTTTGCGTAATTTAGAGTCTAGGGTATATGCAGAATTATCAAGACAACTTGTAAATAATCTTTTTGGCGAAACACCATCTGACTCTGGAACTATAACATTAGAAGGAAACACCATTGAATATACAAGTGATGGTGTAACATTAACATTAAAAATAACGGAAGCCGATGGAACAGTTACTGAAATTACGATACCTATTGGTACTTTTTTGTTCTAGCTGTTCTATATTTAATCAGATTGAAGATACTTATGAACATAGGTTTCAAAAACATAATGTAGTTAATATATCTGAATTACAATCACAAGAACTTGCTAATGTACCAAAACCAAAAATAAAACCAGTTGTAGCTGTATATCCTACAGCTTTTACAGACCAAACAGGTCAGCGTAAAAGTAATAGTGAGTTTGCTTTATTTAGCACAGCTATAACACAACAACCTAACGCATTACTTATACGAGCTTTAAAACACGCAGGTAATGGTGATTTTTTTACAGTAGTTGAAAGAGTAGGTTTAGATAATTTAACAAAAGAAAGACAGTTAATAAGGTCAGCTAGAGAACAATCTGTATCAGATGAAGAAAAGAAAAAACAATTAAGACCTTTATTATTTGCAGGAGTTTTAATCGAAGGTGCTGTTATTGCCTATGAAAGCAATCTTTCTACAGGAGGTGTTGGGGCTAGATATTTAGGTATTGGCTCTAGTATTCAATATAGAGAAGATAGCGTTACAGTAACCTTACGCATGGTATCAGTAGCCACAGGTGAAATACTTATAGAAGTAATGACTGAAAAAACTATATTTAGTTATGGTAAATCAGAAGATGTATTTCGTTTTATTGAAATGGGCACAGAGCTTGTTGAAATTGAATTGGGTAATTCAAGGAACGAGTCAACAACATTAGCACTTATGAAAGCTATAGAAAGTGCTGTGTTGGAAATAATTAATGTCGGATACGACAGGAGTTTTTGGAAATATGAAGAAAATAAAATTAATAAGCCTGATTGTGATGATGAGTGCATTGCCAACATACGGGGCTGATAATGAAATTTATGTAGACCAATCTGGTACTGGTGCTAATATAGACCTAGAACAACTAGGTATATCTAATATTATAGGAGGTTTAAATTCTACAGCAGGTAGTCTTAATCCTTTTGATTTAGATGGTAATAGTATGACACTAGATATTAATATGATTGGTGCAACTAATAAGTTTCTTGGTGATATATATGCTGATAACTTTACAGGATTTTATCAATTTACCGGTGGTACAAATTCTTTTACAATTCAAGTAGACCCTACAGATTCATACAGTTCAGATGGCTCTAATCAAAATGTAGCTGTTACTGGTAGCGGTAATACTTTTACATTAAATCAAGGAACATCAGCTATAGCTGCATCACTAGATTTAGATTGGATAATACAAGGCTCTAATAACACAGTTACTTCAAATATAAATATTGATGGTGCAACTAACTATATGGATATAGATGGTTCTGATAATACAGTTACTTATACAGGTACTGGAGTCAATGCATCAGCAGGTGGATATTTTTGGTTAGACCATACTGGAGGTTCAAGAACATTTAATATTTCACAATTAAGTACCCAAGATAATGACTGGCTTAAAATCATATCCGTTTCTGGCACTTCTGCTTCTACTGTTTGCGTCATTCAAAACGACCAAGGTACAAGCACAAGCTGCTAATATTGGAGATATATCAGAACTTAATGGTGTAGCTCAAATAGTAAGAGATAAGCCTTATGAAGCTAATTTAAAATTTGCTATACAAAGTAATGATGAAGCTATTACTACGAATGGTAGAATGGCTATTACTTTTTTAGATGACTCTGTTGTAAAACTTACAGAACATTCACAATTATTAATTGATGAATATATTTATGACCCAGACCCAAGTAAATCTAAAATGGCTATTACTTTTGGTTTGGGCACAGCTAGGTTTATAACTGGTAACTTAAACCGCATAGATAAACAAAACATATCTCTTAAAACACCTACAGCAAATATAGCTATTAGAGGTACAGATTTTACAGCTACAGTAGATGAATTAGGTCGTAGCCTTATAATACTTCTACCAGATGCTCTAGGGCTTTCTAGCGGTGAAATAGAAGTAGTTACTGCTATGGGTACTGTTGTATTAAATAAACCTTATGAAGCGACTACAGTAAGCGTATTTGAGTCTGCTCCAACTAAACCTGTAATATTAGATTTAACTTTAGATGTAATAGACAATATGCTTATTGTTACACCACCTAAAGAAGAAGTATTAGTAGAAGAAGAAAGTACATCAACTAAAACAGATAGTGTATTAGATTTTAATGATTTAGATATAGATTATTTAGCAGAAGATTTTTTTGCAGAAGATAATTTAGAATATACAGAACTTGATATAAATTATTTAGATGTAAATTATCTTGAAGATTTATTAAATGTTTTAGATGCTTTAGCTATTAAAGAAGATGAAGATGCTTTAGCTGAAGCTACAAGTACACAAATAACAGGAACACTATTAGGTAAAGACCCAGATACACAAATAACTACATTAATAACAGGTAATGTTATAAGTTTGCGTAGAAGTGTTAATGAGTCAGTAAGGTTAGATTTAGATGGAAGTAACGCTTATACAGTAATATTTATACAAGATGGTATATCAAATGTTGTAAAAATTAATGGAGGAAGTGATAGCACTATTACTATTACTCAAAGTGATTGATGAAAAAATTAATAATACCAATACTTATAATATTAAGTTTGCCTATTTTATTTCAATCAACTCCAACAGAAATAATAAAATTAAAAACATTTGATGCTTTAATAAAAACACCAGAGCCATCAGGTAATTTTGTGATACTTAATATTACAGAAGAAGATGTAGAACAAGAGGGTGGTTATCCATTACCAAGACAAAGACTTGCTGAAATACAAATGGAGCTTATAAGCAAAGGAGCTTTAGGTGTAGGCTGGGTTATATCATTTCCTCAACCAGATAGAATGGGTGGAGATGAAACTTTTGCAAGGTCTTTAGGATATGCACCATCTGTAATAGCTATGTTTGAAGATAATAAAGGTAGTTATCCAAAAGCAACAGGCACAGTTATACTTGGAAAAAATAATGGTGGTATAATTAGTTTGGGAGTGAAGGAAAACCTATCAACATTATCCTCTCACACACTACAAGGGTTAGCCATTGCTCCCACTGATGTAGACCAGCTTGTAAGAAGAATACCTCTTTTAGTTAAAACACCTGATAATGAATGGATACCTAGTTTTGGTACACAAATATATAAAGCTTTATTTAATGTAAAAACTTACATTATAAAAACTAATGATAATGGTATATCAGAAATATCAATAAGAGGAATACCACCAGTTAAAACAGATAGTCTTGGTCGCAAGTGGATTAGTTGGATAAATACAGAACAAACCACTTTAAAAGAAATGAATGTAAATGGTAAGTTTGTATTTGTAGGTGTAACAGCTAACGGAGTAATGCCACAAATAGCAACACCAGTTGGATTATTAGAGCCACATAAAATACAAACAGCATTAGCAGAAAGTATATTAATACAAGATAGTCCTTATATACCTGACTGGGCAATAAGTATTAACTTGTTAATATTTATATTAAGTGTTGTTATTGTTTGGTTTGTATTATTTTATTTTGGCATAACATGGGGAATAGTATTAAGTTTATTATCTATGTTTACTACAGCTAGTATAGGTTATTACTTTATACAAAAAGGTTTATTAATTGATGTTACTTGGAGTTTAATATCTCAATTTGTAACAGGAGCTATAGCTTTTTATCTTAGATTTAGAGAGCAATATAAACTTAGACAACAAATTAAAAAACAATTTGAACATTACCTTGACCCAAGACAAGTTAAACAACTTCAAGATAATCCAGAATTACTTAAATTAGGTGGAGAAAGAAAGTATTGTACTTTTCTTTTTACAGATGTAAGAGGTTTTACTAGCTTGTCAGAAAAATTAGAACCAGAAGAAGTAACAGAAATTATGAATAAAGCTTTAACCATACAAGCTAATGCTGTTAAAAAATATGGTGGTATGGTAGATAAGTATATTGGTGATGCAATGATGGCTATATTTAATGCACCTATAAATATAGATATGCATGAAGATAGAGCTATACTTACAGCTATAGAAATAAAAAAACAAATGCAAGAAGCTAATCTTAATATTAAAATAGGTATAGGTATAAATAGTGGAGATGCTGTTATTGGAAATATGGGCTCTGAAACTAGATTTGATTATACAGCTATAGGAGATGCAGTAAATTTAGCAGCAAGAATGGAAAGCAGTTGTAAAGAAGTAGGAGAAGATATAGTAATAGCAAAAAATACTGCAATACAAACAGATATAAAATTAGAAAAATTAAAACCTATTAAAGTAAAAGGAAAAGAAAAAGCAATAGAAATTTATACTATACAAGGAAACGAACATGGATAGATTATTAACTGTAAGAGATGTAGCTGAAGATTTAGCTGTATCAAAAAAAGAAAATGAAGAAAGATGGAAAACAGCTTTTAATGAGTTTTCAGATATTAAACAAGAAATAGGTAGTATTAATAACACAATGCGAATGGCAACCTTTGGAGTATTTGGATTTCTTGGTGCTTTAGCTATCGCAGTAGTAACGAGTATGTTGGTATAAAAATGAAAGGATTATTAAAAAATATAGTTGGTGCAGTAGCTCCTACACTTGGAACAGCAATAGCAGGACCAATGGGTAATATGGCTTTAGGCAAAATAGCTGAAGTATTAGGTTGTTCAGCAGACCAAAAATCTGTGCAAAAAGCTGTACAAAATGCAACACCAGAACAAATGTTACAGTTAAAAAAAGCTGAACAAGAGTTTGAAGTACAAATGAAAGAGCTAGATGTAGATGTTTTTAAACTTGAAGCACAAGAAAAACAACACGCAAGAAGTATGTTTAGTAAAGATTGGACTGCTCGTATTATTGGTTTGGTAACTATAGCTGGATTTCTTGGATACATATTTTTAGTAACACTACAACCACCAGAACAAAACTCTGAAGCACTTATAAATTTAGTGCTAGGTTATTTAGGAGGATTAGCAAGTGCAATTATTTCGTTCTATTTTGGAGCATCTAATTCCAGTAACAAAGGAGAATAAAATGGAAACATCACAAGAAGGATTATCTTTAATTAAAAAGTTTGAAGGTTGTAAACTTGAAGCTTATAAATGTGCTGCCGGTGTTTGGACTATAGGATATGGAAGTACTGATGGAGTAAACGAAGGTATGAAAATATCCCAAGAAAGAGCAGATATGTTATTGCTTGAAGATGTAGAAGTATTTGAAGAAGCTATAAATAAACTTGTAAAAGTAAATTTAGAACAAAATCAATTTGATGCTCTTATATCATGGACATTTAATCTTGGAGAAACTAATTTAAAAAACTCTACTTTATTAAAAGTATTAAACAATAAAGATTATGAAGGAGTTCCTGCACAAATAAAAAGATGGAATAAAGCAGGTGGTAAAGTATTACAAGGTTTAATAAGAAGACGAGAAGCAGAAGCCTTACTATTTGAAGGCAAAGAATGGCATGAGGTATAACTATGCCGTTTGCAAAGTTTGAATTTAAACCCGGAATAAACAAAGAAGGAACTAATTATTCTAATGAAAATGGTTGGTTTGATGCTGATAAAATTAGATTTAGAAAAGGCAGACCAGAAAAAATAGGTGGTTGGGAAAAA